TGAGGGAACCCGTTAAGCCCTAACTCATGCTTAGGAGCATACTCAATATTCGTGCCGATACGAACCTCGTATTCTTTACCGCTGAACAAACTACCTTTTACCTCTACACGCGATTTTGTTATGGAAGCCCTTAAATTACCCGTTTGAACGTTTAACCCTTCACCAGGCGTATCCCCTGAAGGTTCCGTTACCCTTCCGGAAAGCCTTTCCTTCTTTACCCAACGAACTAAATTAAGAGCTACATCACGCAGAGTTTTTTTTAATACATCTTCCTTAGTCGGAGCTTTTAACTTAGCGAATAACTGAGGTAAATTATTTAATTTTATTTCCGCGCCTATCATTCTTCATATCCCTGTAACGAAGCGTCCCAAGCTTTATATTTAAGCAAAGTCTGACGCCAAAAAGAGTTTTCAGAAAACAATTTTTCTAGCTTAGGATTATCCCCTTTTAAAGAATGAATCGCTGTCATACCTTCTTTAATAGACTGTACAGCCATTTCAAGCATAACTTGTTTAAGGTCTAAAGGAATCGGGTAAGAACTAACAACCGCGTTATTCGTTCCACCTACAACCGGAGCATAACCAGCGGTATAACCAATCCTTATATTTCTACGCCCTTTTGTAAAATATCCCCCCTCACTTATAAGCTTTCCGTTAGGATACCAAAAGAAATCAGACGAAGGTAAAACTGTCCCTGAACCAAAAGTCCGGTCTGAATCTATATTAATCTCCGATACATAACTAACTGGATAAAGAGGTAAATACATTACATTGCTTCCGCTTCCATCAAGATACGAGTATGTAAAGTCTTGCGTATAAGTATCAGCTTCTAACTTGCGGTTTGTAAAACTATCGCAGAAGTCCTCAACAGCCAACGCTACTGCGGCTAACTTTGCGTTTGGTTTTTTGTCGCCTTCTTCTATCCCCATCCAAGTGCGAAGATCGCCCGTACTTATTAGACCCATCTTTTACCATCCTATTTTTTGCTTTTTTTAACATTTTCAATGGTTTTACTGACTATATCTTTGGTTTCGTATTGATGTTGGTCGCACCCTTCAAACGTAAATATATCTTCGATCTTTATTTTTCCTTTTTGATAGTCCAAAACATCGTTAACTGTCTTACAAACTTGTCTAACTACATCATGCGGTTTAAGTCCCATATATATTCCTTTGGTATTATAGGGGGGTTTTATCGCCCCCCTATAAAGTTAACTTATGTACTAATTTGAGTGTAAGCGCTAGGTAACGCTACCCCCATAGCAACACGTTCAATTACTCGTAAAGCTACCATATCCTTCTCGAATAGGTTGTCAGAAGCAACTGTCGCATCTTCAGACAGTTTCATAGTAATAGACCCGCGTTCTCCGAATAAGTATCCTTTGCGAAGATCGCCGTAAATACCATATTCGTAGTTAGTACCGGAAACGTCCCCAGTTCCAGGCATTACTTCTGTATCAATAACAGGGAAATTACCTATAGTATTGGTAATAATACCGAAAATAGGTTGTCCTGTGGTAGAAACTAAACTGCGTATATGAGCAATTACGCTTCTATTAAAGTAAAACTTAGCATTACCCTTAGCGTTAGAGTAAATATTACCCGTTGCTGTTACAAGGTCGCCATAAGCTAGTGAACCTACCGTAGTCCCTAATGCTTGTGTCGTTACAGGTGAACCTGTGTTAGATAGAACACCTATGAACGGTGACCCGCTACCGCTAAACGCTTGCGTATCTTCTGCCTTAGCAAATTCTTCCGCAATTGTCTCTGCTAGATAACTAATAATCTGAACATTTGCATCAGCAAGCAACTCGTTAGTTAACTTTGGAATTGAACCCAATTTGTTAATCGTCAGAGTGACTTGTTTGAAGCTTGGGTCTGTCGAGTGGACAGCCGCCGATTCGTTAACCCAATGCGCTGTCGTGTCGCTATTAGCCGCCGGAATATAAGTAACATCACTGATCATAGGAACATAGCGGGCGTTCGCGCGGATAACCCCGTATTGAGGAGCTAACCGAAGAATCTCAGCCTTAAACTCATCAGGAACTAAGAACCCACCTGCTGTCGTGGTACCTTCCGACAAGTTGGCTTTTTTAGCCACTTCCATGTGCATCTGATTAAGAACTTGAGTTTCTTTACCTAACAATGCGTTGAAGTATCTTTTTGTTTTAGAAAATTTACCTTCTGCGGAAGTATTGTCTGCCATTTTTGGATCGTTACCGATACCAGGAAGCATGAAATACTTCTTATCAACATCCGTCATGCCTTTAATATGTTTCTCCATGATAGACTCGACTCTATCTTCAAATTCTTTCATAGATAACTTAGGTTTACCGGATTCTTCTTCAGCAATTTTCTTTTGATCCGCTTCAATTGAACCAATTTTAGACAATAATTCGTCTTGTTGCTTTTTTGAAAGATTATCGAATTCTTCTTTTGTTAATTTTGACATTTTTTAGTTCTCCATTTTTTAATCTAATTTACCCGTAACCTTCCTGATAACTCTGGCGACTGTATCAGCGGCTTTTTGCGCTAAATCTTCGTCTGTTATCTCCGGAACGCTTACTTCGTTTTCTTGCATTTTTTCATACAGCTTATAACGTAAATCTCTTAATTCACACTCTAATAATTCAACTCTTTTAGTTAGCTGGTCGTTATCAGCTATTAGATCGTCCAAACTATCGTCTACTTCTTTGGTTTTTTCTTTTTTACTTCCTTCTTCGGTGTGAAAATCTTCGTCGTTAGTGTCATCAGTATCCCCCTTATTTAAAGCCTTGATTAATTCATTGCTTTTAACCATTCCCTTACTCATAGCCAAAGCTAAAGCTTCGGGGTTGGCTGGTACAGGAACAGCGCTGAACTCTAATAACTCCCATTTCGTGAACTTACGCCTTGGAAACCCTTGACCTTTAACATCCTCATCCTCATGCTCTTTAGGAATAAACCCAACACTGAAAGCTGATAAAAACCCACCCTTATAAAGTTCGAACACTTCTTGAGCAAACTGCGTATTCGCAAACTTAATTTTACTTATAATCCCGTCACCTGAACGCTTCGTCCATAACGCCTTACCGATAGGCTGTTGTGCATAATCATGCGCCCATAACACGACAGGATTGTTTTTGAAATTCTTTAAATCAACCCCTTTAGGGTCTAAGACTTCGTCCATCCTATCGACGGCATTTGTAGAAATCAACGCTGTGAGCGTCTGTTCAACATCGTCTATGGCTTTAATGTTAGAACTGAAAACTTTATTTAATCTATTCATATTACCCCCTATAAGATGGACTTATATTTTTAGTTATGACCTACAAAACCAAAATTTGTAGTGGTTTGGTTTGTTCCTACTTCACTTAATGGTAAATGCGCACAATTACCATTGATATGTGTTCCTACGCAATTTTTTATGGCATACTTTCCATCCTTACCCCAGTCCCCGATATGAGTTTTATATGCTCCATAAGCTATCGCCGCCGCCGCTACAATCTCCGGTGTACTTATAGATGCTGAGCCTACTGAAATTATACCAATCCAAACAGGGGATGAAATAGCAAGTGCTGTTCCTACTTTCTCACTCTTGTCAGTTCCTTTGGCATAAGATGTTTGAACAGAGCAAAATAATATAACCGTTAATATTAGAAATAATCTTTTCATTTTTAACTCCTTTGTATTACGGGTAAAACCGTACACCTACAATTGATTATATCGCTAGCGGGAGCAGAGTAATCACCAGGCTGCATAAGCTTGTTGCCGTCCCCTGTAGTAAATGATTCGTTGATGTCAACGACTTGACCGTCTGTTGATACATGACTGTCTCTAACCTTTTCGTCCTTTGACGCTAACCATTCCTTTTTTTCCACACCAGCTTCTTTATATGCCCTTAATTGCCCATCGTTAGTCGCGCTAATAACTTCAGTCTGTGCTATTCTTACAGAACGGAACCTTTCTGAATGTGTATAAACTGAGTCAATACGACTAGCGATTTTATCAATGCTCTCTCCGTTTTCAATACCTAAAGATATTTCTTTCTTAATCAACTTCTGAGTGCCCGATTCGACTATCTCACTGAATTTTAAAACCCTCTCAGAAACAGCCCTTAATATATTCGGTTCAAACAAATGGAAATCAATAGAACTGCCTACCTCACTTGATCCTAACCTTAACCCCCCCTCATAAGCCTGTCTTATATTACCTTCAGTCCTACGCCCTAGTTCTTTCTTTGATTCTTCCAAAGAAAAGATTATCGCGCTGAATAGGCTTTTCTTAACAGACTTAAAATTATTCAACCGTCGCATTACCTCGCCATGCTGCTTCTCAAACCACCTACGCATTGATTCTTCCATAAGCTTCTCTTGCGGACGCGTTAATCTTGCAAAAGCTTCCCACTTATCAGTTTTACCTGATTTTATACTCTTAGATTTAACAGGTTCGGGAACGGACGGGCTAGTTGCTTGGACTTGTCCAGCGGGTACCATATTAAACGGGATTAAAGGCGTAGACGTTTCAGGTAGGTTTAAAGGCGCTAATCCGTCCTTTTCCCTTTCTTCATCTATTGAAGTTAACCCTATCCGTATATTAGTTTCTTTCTCTCTTAACCTAAAGTCATTATCATCCGGAACAGGGTTATCAAACTGTATAACTAAATTAGGGTCATACAACGGAGCGAACTTCTCATTAAACTTTTCTTCGATTAACCTTAACCTAGGCAAAATAGTTTCTTTCTGGTAGGTGTAGTCATTCGCATCTGCATTGGCTCGGTTAACATCCTCAACTAACCCTAGCTTTGAAGCCGGAACGCCGAAGATAGCCATTATCTCGTTACGTATTTCTTTGTTAAGCTCAGAAAACCCAGACTCTTTAACCTTAGACCCTATTTGTTGATATTTAAGCCCTGCTTCAAGAATAGCCATCTTACCCGCGTTCTTAGCACCTCTATGCTTCTTATTCCACTGACTCCGTAGCCTATCAAACTGTTCCGCTGTTAACCCGCCGTCTGTCATTAAAGCACCGCTAGGTTGAGCGTTATTCATAAAGAAATTAATTCCCCATGTCTTAACCTGGTCGTTTAAGTCAACACCAAATGCCGCCGCTAGTGTAGGACTGCCCCCATAGAATAAATCTGCCGGACTCGGAAATTTAAAATGTACTATATCCGCTTCATCAAAAGGAACAAATTTACCTGATCCCGGTACGGACATAAGATACCCAGCTATATAAGACTCTGGGTCTGGAACTATCTTCATCCAATGAGAAGGGATATTCCATATCGTGTACGGTATACCTAAGTTGTTCTTAGGAATCCACCAATATGCGTTACCCGTTAACTCAAGGTTAAGGTCTGTAATAGTGAATAACTCAAATTTGTTGCTGAAAGGATTAACCCCATTGATGAGGTCTAGGAAAGGGTGTTGATAAATACGCTGTAATTCTTCTTCTCCCGTACCGTCAAACTTACGTTTAAATACTAAAGGTCTGTTCTGTGCTACCGTTGTCGCATTTTTCCAGGCGCAAGCATATACCCATGATTTATACGCGTCAACCATAGCTGAGTAGTCACCTGGTCTCGGCTTACCGTACTGTTTTTCGTGCCCAAGTAAGTGAACGAAAGGTAAACTCTCGCGTATCGTGCTTGTATCCAATGGGGTGTATTTAGTTAAAAACTCGGTCAATCGGTTTATTATACCCATGATATTCTAAATTCCTTTGATTTAATATAATCTTCAAGTGCATACCGACAAGCGTCTGGAGTATGATTGGAAGCGTCTAAAGGTATTGGTAAT